GTGGCTTAGATGCCCTGTTTGATCCGTGGGAAGTCACAGAAGATTTCTATCCTAAGTCAAACAATGCCACCCGTGGTTATGTCAAAGGTGAGCTCTTTGTTAAGAGTAAAACAGTTTACTTTAATCCTGGCTCCAGGCGCCATATCGAGCACTGTCTCAAATCTAAGTATGGCTGGAAACCCACTAAGTTTACAAACACCGGCCATGCCCAAATAGATGAAACAGTCCTGGGTGCATTAGACTACCCAGAAGCAAAGCTATTAGCAAAATACTTCTTATTACAAAAGCGCATTGGACAGCTGGCTGAGGGCCCACAAGCATGGCTGAAGCAGTGTGATGACGATGGACGGATTAGGCACACAATTGTGTCTGGTGGCACTATCTCAGGCCGTGCAGCGCACCGCTCACCTAACCTCGCCCAAGTTCCCAAAGCTGGTCTCTTGTATGGCAAGGAGTGCCGAGATCTATTCTCAGCTCCCCAAGGCTGGACTTTAGTTGGTGTTGATCTTGATGGTTTAGAATTAAGAATGCTTGCCCATTTCCTAGATGACGGTGGTGAGTATGCCGATCAAATACTGTCTGGAGATATCCATACGCACAACCAAAAAAGTGCAGGGTTGAGCAGTCGAGATGAGGCCAAACGCTTCATATATAGTTTACTCTTTGGGGCTGGTGACAGCCTAATTGGTAAGATTGTCGGTGGGGCATCCAAAGAGGGCAAGGCTCTAAAAGAAGAGTTCAACAAGAACGTACCAGCATTCGCCAAGCTTCAGAACAATCTTAAGAAAGCATCCCAGCGCGGCAACCTGGTTGGCCTGGATGGTCGCAAACTATTCATCCGAGAAGAGCGTAAGCTTTTGAGCCAGTTGCTCCAATCGAGTGGAGCCGTGTGTTGCAAGAAATGGGTCGAGCTAACCGACACCGCAATCAACCAAAAATACACCCCCGATGAAGTCATGATTCAAGGCTGGATCCATGACGAAATGCAGATCGGGTGTGCAACAAAAGAGGTGGCAGAAGATGTCCTTAAAATCGCAATTTCAATGGCGGGAAATACAAGCCGTCATTTCGGCACAACCATTGCCCTCAGTGCCAGCGGAAGTCTTGGCCAGCGTTGGACTGACACTCACTGAGACCACGGATGACATCAACTATTTGTTATCTTGCTACATCGTTTTGGATCGAGCCAAACGAAAACCCTTCTCAATCAAATCTACCTTTGCCCGTCGTGGTGCCTGGCACGTTGCTCTGGCTGCATCAGAGGGGCTGATCACCACCAATGTGGGTGAGAACACCTGGGGCAGTAAGTGGAAAATCACAGAAATAGGCGACGAAACAAGGAGCGCAATCGATGACTTACTTCAAGAAGTATTTAAAAAAGCCAATGGTGGATACGACATTACTCATTGATGGGGATCTATACCTCTATCGTGCATGTGCCGCTGCCGAGGAAGAGATCAATTGGGGTGATGACATCTGGTCATTGTCTACTGATCTCAAGGTCGCAAAAAAGATCTTCCAGGAAACTATCGACGCTTGTTGTGAGTATCTGGAGACCGGCCACTTCATTATATGCCTGAGCGATCGGGACAACTTCAGAAAAGAAGTAGACAGCCAGTACAAGGGTGGCCGAAAGAAGGTCCGTAAGCCCGTTGGCTACTCTGAGATGATCAAGTGGGTCAAGAACACCTACATGTGGTTCTCTGAGCCTATGCTCGAGGCTGACGACCTCATGGGCATCATGGGCTCTGCACCAAATCACAACACGATCATGGTGAGTGACGATAAAGATATGAAGTCGATCCCTGGTCGATTGTACCGGCCAATGAGTGGCGAGTTACTGACGATCACTAGGAAAGAAGCAGACTTTAATTTCTTAACCCAGGCACTGATGGGGGATGCAACGGACGGCTATAGCGGGTGCCCCACTGTGGGCGCCAAAACAGCTGAGAAGATCCTAACAAAGGATCCTTCCTGGAATGCAGTGGTGGCCCAGTACGCCAAGCAGAAACTCAATCCTAATTACGCACTAACGCAAGCACGATTGGCTCGGATCCTACGTTTCGAAGATTGGGACGTGGAGAAGAACCAGCTAATTTTATGGGAGTATAAATTATGATGATAGCACAGCCAACTTATGATGGGTCAGCCGATTATATCTTAAAGAGGGCCTTTAAGTTTAGGTCTTTAAATCCTTCGCTAGAAGCCGAGCTAGGGCGCCGCATGCTGGCACATGAGTTGCCAATAGATCGTGGATATCTAAGCGATAGGCTCAATTGCACACCCTTCCCAAACCGGACCCAACCCGCCCTCAGAATTATCAAATGTCTCTTGGAAAAGGCCGAGCGCCACATAATCACTAGGTACGAGCTGGTAAACAGGGACGGCCATGACCCAAGCACAGTAGTCAATGTCTTGCGTAAGCTTGAGGCTGGCCGAGCAATCACCCAGTTTGGTGTGCATGCAAATGGACGGAAGCTCTACCGAGTGTTCCCCCCTAACCGTGTGATCTTGGAGGAAATACTCCGTGGATGATCATGTAAACAAACCCGACCATTACGCCAACTGGAAGATTGAACCCATCACCTTCATCATGGGCAATCAGATGTCCTTTTGGCGTGGAAATCTAATTAAGTACGCCGCTCGAGCGGGTCTTAAATTGTACCCTGATCTTAACCAAGAAGAGTCCGAGATCACCGACCTACGCAAGGTTCAACGGTATTGTGAAATGCGTATTAACGAAATCCTCAAGAAAGATCCGCTATGACTAATTCAATCACATTACCGACCGACTACCAATCATTCATCCACCAATCTCGCTACAGCCGTTTCTTAGACGACTACGGCCGTCGTGAGACCTGGGAAGAGACAGTGGACCGCTACATGACAAACGTGGTGAACCCTGTGCTTGAAAACAGTGTGCCATTCTTTGAAGCACGGACAACAACCAACGAAATCAGGGACGCTATCCTTAACCTAGAAGTAATGCCCTCAATGCGCTGCATGATGGCAGCTGGTCCTGGTTTATCACGTCAGAACCTCGCTGGTTTTAACTGTAGTTACACCACAATGGACCACATACGCTGCTTTGATGAGATCCTATACATCCTGATGTGTGGCACTGGTGTGGGCTTCAGCGTTGAGGAGAAGTATGTATGGCAACTACCTAGCGTCCCACCTATCGAAGACTTAGACATCACAATCGTTGTCGGTGATAGTAAGGAAGGATGGGCTGATGCCTACCGCCAGCTGATCGAAGAGCTGTACCAGGGTAATGCACCTAAATGGGATGTCTCTGAAGTACGCGCCGCCGGTGAGCGTTTGATGACCTTTGGTGGTAGAGCGTCTGGGCCAGAACCCCTAGTTGATCTGTTCGAACACACAGTGAATATCTTTAAGATTGCCGGTCTATTTGGTGGTAGAAAGCTCAAACCAATCGAGGTTCATTCTTTGGTATGTAAGATTGCTGAAGTCATCGTGGTTGGTGGTGTACGACGATCAGCTTTGATCTCCCTGAGTGACCTGGACGACAAAGACATGCGGTCAGCCAAGAGTGATGAATGGTGGGAAGCAAGCCCACACTTTGCCCTGGCTAACAACTCGGTAGCATATGATGAAACACCAAGCCGTAAGGATTTCGACAAAGAGTGGAAGTCATTAGAGCTCAGTGGATCAGGTGAACGTGGCATCTTCAACCGTTCAGCTGCCCAGCGTAAGGTCATTGCTGAAGGCATTCGTGAGGTTGGAGACTTCGGCACGAATCCTTGCTCGGAAATCGTGTTAAATCCACAGCAACTTTGCAACCTAACATCAGTGGTTGCCAGGGCAGACGACAGATACTCAGATTTAGAACGCAAGATCAGGATCGCCAGCATCCTTGGCACCGTCCAGGCAACGCTGACATACTTTCCTTACGTTCGACCCATATGGAAGGAGAACACAGAAAAGGAAGCACTCTTAGGTGTTAGCATTACCGGCATCATGGACTGCAAGATCTTAAACAATACAAACGTGGCACTACCTGAGACCCTCAAGGCTCTAAGAGAAAAAGCAGTTGAGACAAACATCATGTACGCCAAGAAGTTTGGCATCAACCGTGCAGCTGCCGTCACCTGTGTTAAACCTGAGGGCACAAGCAGCCAACTTAATGACAGTGCCAGTGGCATACACGCACGACATAGCCCTTACTACATCAGGACCGTCAGGGCTGGCCTCGATGATCCAATGACACACTTCATGATAAACCAAGGCATACCACATGAAGCATGCGTAATGAAGCCAGAGACAACCATGGTCTTCAGCTTCCCAACGAAGTCACCTGAGCATGCAGTCTGTCGTGACGACATGTCAGCTATAGATCAACTAGAACTGTGGCTCACCTACCAACGCCACTTCACATGCCACAAGCCATCCATCACTGTC